CCTTAAGCTTGCGCTTTTAATTGTTTGTACAAGTCCGGATCCTCTCGATAGAGCCGGGCTTGTTCTGTGAGATTGAACGTCTCTTTCTTGAATGGGTTATTTGTCGGTGGCTGTTTATTACCACCGGTACCATTTGGTTGTCTTCCATGCAACGCCGGAGCTTCTCCAAATAGATAAGCATCTGATTCTTTTAGAGTCTTCAGCTGATCATCAAGTCCGAGCAGTTTATCACCATCGAGCTTGATAGACTCCGTATTAAGCAGAGCCTTCACAGCCTTTGGATTCCGTGCCTGTGCGCCCGTCAGAGCCTTTTCAATAGCATAGTCAAATATTTGTTGCTGAATCTTGCTTTCGTACTCCTGAGCCGTCTTCTTGTTCGTTTCCTGCAACTCATTAATCTTTGCTTGCAGTTCTTCGCTGTCCTTTGCTTGCTTGCTCAACTCCGATAGTTGCTTATCGCGGTCTTTAAGCTGCTCCTGCAGTTCCTTAACCTCGTCAATCTTGTCATTCAGCCGGGAACGTGGCACCTTCTCTTTGTCCGCTTCATCTATCGCTTTGAGCACTTCGTCAATCGTAATTTCACCTTTGGATAACTTCTCAAGTAGTTCTTTCAATGTGATTCCTCCTATTCGTTTTTAACGAGTAACGACTCGATAGGTTTTTCCTGACTTTTAACGACATTCAGCAGGTCGAGGGCAAAATAAAAACGCCTATTCAGCGTCATCTTTCCAAGTCCAATATTTTGGATTTCTAATTCCATAACCAGTTATTGCTTCACCATTGTCTATGTCATGATAGTCACGAAATCCATATCTTTTTAGTATACGATAAGCGCTTTTTCGCCTTTCATCTTCCCATTCAACAACCAGTTCTTCGTTTATTCCGAGCGAATGTACAACTTCCATGATGTATTTAAACGCTAAACATAATCCATTAAGACTACCGTCTCCGGTTATTCTGCTTTTATTGTGTTTCGGTCTTTTATTCCACCACATATTGGCTTCTTTTCTAGTGCTTGATATATATAGACCTACACTCCACTGCATGATATTGTTGCCTTGCCAACGTTTAAAATATAGATTCATCAACTGTCCATTTGGCAACTTTTCGCAGATTCGAATATCTGTTTTGCGATTAGTTGTATTTCTAAGCATAGGATCATTTCCTTTGCATAAAAAATAAGCCTTAACGCAGGCTCAGACGAGATATGAGGATCACCAGTCCTTTCTGGCATATCGCCAATTAATAAGATTAATACAATCTGTTTTCGTAGTCATCCGGAATTGCAACTGGTTTTCCCTGCTCTATTTGATTGTCGATAAAATCAGATAAACGCTTTGCCCCAGATACAGAAAAATCATACCCATTCCCGGATGTCATTTTTACGTACTCATAAACAGGAAAAATGTTTTCAAAGTGAGTTTCGTATTTGTTAATTGCCTTGTTGATTATTTCCCATGCCCCATCTTCGGCGCTAAACATGTCAATCACCTGCTTTCAGCATATCGTCAACAATATTTCGCCATACCTTAACCGCATTCGGGAAAATTTCACTTATTAAATCATAGCTTTCTTTATTGGTCGCTATTGATTCTGATATGTGTGCAAAAAATTCAGCCTCTACTTTTTCCGGCTTTTTATAGTATGACTTTCCATGACCCACACCAAAAGGATACTCTTTATAAGTAAATGGCGTTGATTCGTAGATATCTGATAGATTCGCTAGTTGTTTACTAGACTTCCCGTACTTCTCGATCATGTTTTTCTCAAATTTTTCAAAATTAGCTTTGCTTTTGGTGTAAATTTCAGACCTTAATTCATCATACTTTAGCCTTTCTGTTTTTTTCCTTGGTCTACTTCCGATATCATCATACATCGGCAAATCTTTACCATTGACATACTCCCATAGATCACGATTAATCGTGTTTTTCAATTTGTATTTTGGCATTGATGAAATATGAGTAATGTGTTCGTTTCCTTCTACAGTCCTTTTACCGATTTTCACCTTTATTTTATTACCAGTATTGTAAATTCCTTTACCCGTCACTGATTTTAAACCGATACGGTCGAAAACGTGTCCGATCTCATGATAAACTTCCTGCAACGGATTATGAATATCACTACCGTCAAAGCTTTTTTGTGACAAATGTACATTCAATCCACTTGCATAAGCGTCTACGTCTTGTACCTGTCCAAAAACTACTTGATCACCAAATTTTTCATACATCAACCTCAGCTGATCATCTTGTAAGCTCTTTAAATGTTCAATGAATTTATTATAGTTGTCTTCCCCTACTTTTTCTTTCATGTTTGTCTTGGCAATGCTGTTTTCAGCTAAATTGTTGTCTGGTTTCGCTTCCTTCTCCTTCCCATTCATCCACTCATCATACGTCTGAAAAGGAATAGTCACATTCGGTGCACTAATTTCCTTTTTAGCCTGCTTCTCAGCCTGTTTCTCAGTCATTCCATCTGCCATATACTTATCTATCCGGTCAGCTAGTTTCTGTTGATAGGCAGCGTCCTGGTAGTTTCTAGCACGTCGTGTGTCCGGAAGTTGACCATTCACTTTCATGATAACCGTACATCTACAATTACAATCCTGAGCTGCATTCATCCATAAGTGAGGTCCTTTAGCTTTTAAACCGTGAAGATGGAAATATCCATCATTATCGGCTTCCTGACCATCTATCATACGATGATCTTGGCGTGTCCTTAAGTCAAGGGTGCTTAGCCAAACCTTTTGCATATCAGCATGTTTTTCAGCTATTTCCATGCTATTAAGCCTTGATTGCGTCTGTACTCGTCCAGCTTCTGTCCGCGCCACATTACGTGCTTTTGCTCGGCTGAATTCAACAGCCTTTTGTATCCTGCTTGCCATTTTGGCATAGTCTTCTCCGGCGATGAGCGATTGGCTGATCTCAAGATCAATTTTTCTCACAATCTCATTTCGATGAGTTTCCATCAAGGATGGAAGTGTCAATTTTGGAATGGGGTTCTTAACCGCTGCTTGTATCACAGAAAGCGGTGGAATAGTCACGCCTAATGGCGTTTGTGCAGCAAGCTCAAACAAATAAGATGACTTCATGAAGTTCTGCAAATACACATTTTCAAGCAATCCCTGCATGTTCGTGAGCAGTTGCTTATACTGCGATGTCATTTCTGCAGCAATCATTGCCATTTCCTGCTGATACCGATTAAAGCGATTAAGGTCAGTCCATGACAACTCACCTTCTCCGTTTGAATATTTTTGATACATCGTTGCGATTTGATTCAAAATTGTTTTTAATCGTGCGGCGAACAACTTGTCCATATCTCTTACAGAGCTCTCAATCATCTGATCAAGTGATTGGTCAATTTCCTGTTGGTTCATTGCCGACACCGCCGTTCTGTGCGGTCTGATCGTTATTCAGTGGTGGTAGATTAGCTGCGTATTCGTCCTTCTCTTTCTGCATTTGCTTTTCTTCTTGCTCAGGATCGTCAACCCAAGGATGATGAGAAACGATTGTCTTGTTGCTGACGATTCCCACACTGTTTTTTGCCATATCTACCTTTTCAGCATCGTTTGTGATCATGGTCCGGTTGAATGTCATCTGAATATTGTCCGGATCATATTCACCTTGATTGCTAATTGACAGGTACTCAGTATAGAACCAAAGGAACGCGCTCAGAGCCTTTCTGAACTTGCGCTCAGTGTGATTTGCTTTCAAATCGAGTAACGAGTACAGGAACTTCAATGCGACGCCTGACGGGCTGTTACCGAAGTTATCCGTCCGCGTATTAACACCTTGTCCGAACGTGTAAATAGATTCTTCTAATCTATTCAGATGCTTATCTGAACTATCAATCGGTACATCTACCGATTCGGTATCCATGCCACCTTCTGAATCGACATTGACGGCGCGATAGAAACGTAGATTTTCCATAAATTCGGATAGGCTCTGTCCTTCGTAACCTTTGAGAATGTAGAGTAACTCTTGCGCGTCCTCAAAGGTATTGGAAAGGTCACTCACACGCTTGTCGTACTCGTCTATGAGCGCTTTGTAGAAGGTTAGGTCATTGATACATTCCTCATTATTTTTGAAGCATACGAACGGTACGCGTTCCCAACCATATCCTGTATCATTCAAATAAAAATGGCTAGCAGGATTTTCTTCTTCCGAGAAGTCCATGATCCAGCCATTATCTTGTTTGATGTAATAATAGATTTGTGTGGAATCATAAATCTCTGCTTTCTCAATGTTGTTTCCGTTATCGTCCACCGTTGTGTAATGATGAATGACGTATTTGAGATTGCGTGCAAGCGTATCATCATAGACCGGGATAATCGTTTCTGCCGGCATGATAACGTATTGAAATTTCCCATTATCATCAATGTACGGATGCAACCACTCTTTGCCTTTATTACTGGCGTTCTTGACCAGTTCATTCATGGTGTCGTCAAAATCTTCGTTTGCTAGATCCGTTACCAATTTGGTAAGTGAGTCATTATCAGAACTGAACGTGATCGGCTTACCGACAAGGTATTGTGTCTTTTGATCGACAAGTAGCTTATGCCAGTTATGTGGTATCCGGTTATTCGGCTTGATGCCTTCATTATCCGTCACCTTCACGCCGTCTTTATAGTAGGTCTTTGCGCGTCTGTTAATATCATTGTCATTGAAGTAGTATTCCACGCCTTTACGCATGTCTGACGTGTCGTATTCATCAATCAGCTTTTGCAGTGCTTCGCCATTTACTGGATCCGTCCTGATTTGCTGTGCACTTGCGTTGATCAATGCAATAAGATCTTCCGTTTCTGTTGGTTCCCAAGGCCATTTCATAGGATCACCTTCTTTACTTCAAAATGCTGATGCTGTTTCCTTTTTGCATCGACTCTGCAATTCCGGTCAATGCGTCAGGTGCATCATCATGTTCATTTTTTCCTTCTCGTTGATACTTACTAAGGTCTCTATATAAATGCGGCCATCTGTCTTTCCAATTAGCAGGGAAGTAAATATGATGCATTACCCATGCCGAATTGGAGTAAATGCGCGCTTCCTTGTTCTTTGATTGGTGAAACCATTTAATGACTGTCCTATTGGTTTGATACTTTTCTCTGATCATTCGCTCGACGGCCCGAGCAAATCCACGACCACCGTTGTTTGATTCGATCTTAGCCACATTAACAGCGTTATCGCTTAACGATTCTGCAACCAACTTCTCAGTTACTTCCATCGGTTCTTTCGAGTAAACCGTGTCTATGATATATGCTTCACCGTTGTATTCTCCATAAACAAAAAGAGCCAAATTATCGGCTCCGGTGTCTGCTGTATCACAATATGCTGATATGCGTTTAACAAGCAGATTGCCTTTTTTATCATGTGGAAGTTGATCATATGTCTTGAACTCGCCATAGAGCCTGCCTTTAATATCAATCGGTTCCTGCTGGTAGTTGGCACTGGCAATATCCACTCCCATTTCTTTTGTAACATCGCGGTATTCATCACGTGTCATGATATCCGGGCAGAGCATCGATCCATCATTTTGAACGGCTTTGTAATTAATATGAGCAACGTCATCTTTACGACTTTCGAGAATCCGACCGGCAAGATCACTGGTTGCCCATCGTGTCATAATCAGAATCTGTTTTCGTGGGCGCTCCATTCGCTGTACGATCGTGTTATTGTACCATTCCCAATGAGCATCTAAGACGCGTTCATTGTTTGCTTCTTCTGCATTCTTGATAATGTCATCGATAAGTACATAATTAGCACCAATACCGGTTGCTGTACCGCTTGGAGATGTGGCAAGATAATTCTTTTCTTCGCTTCCTTCCAAAGACCAAAAGCTTTTTGCTGCATCGCCATACTTGATTTGCACCTCCGGGAATATGTCGTGAAAATATTCATTCTTGATATCTTCGCTCTCAAACATCACACCGTCTCGCGTCTGTTGTGCGAACAGTGACGATAATATTTGGTTGTATGATCCGGTGATGATCTTCGTTCTAGGATTCTGGCCGTAAATCCACAAAACAAATAATCTCGCCGTGAACGTTTTGCCGTGCCTAGGAGGCATGTTCACTACGAGAATATGTTTATCAATCTTATTTTCATAGAATGCTTGCAATGTGTCACATAAGTCTCTGAGATACGTTCTGTCGTCTTTATAAAACGATGGATACACAAGCTTGCAGAATGACCAAAATTGTTTTCTCGCACGTCTCAAAGCCAATTCACGCTGAATGATGATGTAGTCAATCAGGTCGATTGATTTTTTCATACTTATCAGCCATCGCTTTTAGTTCTTCATCGGTCTTTTCTGCAAGCTGTTTCCGAATATCAAGAGATCCGCTATGTTCGACCTGCTGTTTGTCACGCCACTTTTCCGGTTTGCGATTCTTTAGCCAAAAGATAATTGCTGTGGTGTTCGGTGTTTGATAGCGTTCGACTGTTTCAACATCGCCGGCATTCGACAACACTTCTTCTTTGTATTGAAAACCTGTTGCCGCTTGAAATAGTGCGTTTTCAACTTCAAAATCAGCTACTTCCTTGCCCTTTTTTAAGGCCTGTAAAATCGGCATATGAGCGTTTTTCCAGTTGTATAGTGTCTTAACAGCAATGCCCATGTTGTGCGCTATTTGCTCATCTGTGAGACCTTCACGTGCCCACCCTTTAATAAGCGTTAATCCTTCATCAGTTAGCCATTGTTCATATTTGCCTTTAGCCATTTCGCATCGCCACCATCTCCTTTTCTGTCAGCCCTCCATCCATTCTTCTTCACACACCTCAGGAACGGGCACAGCCCTTCCCGATCCAACCATATGCAGCCTTTACAACCTTCATCAGGATCTTTTATTTTCATTTTTCTGTCCTACAATTCCGGATACACATAAGAATATCCATGTGATATAAAGTAGTGTTAACCACGGATGATCATAAATGGGTTGCATTGTTATCAGCATCCTTTACATAAAATAAAAGCACCCCCGAAGGAGTGCCCAAAAATTACTTATTTTTGATTCTTTCCAAGTGAAGTTCTATAATATAATCTTCTTCGTCAGAATCCGGAAAATGATGATCCGCTTGTTTTACAATTGCTTTTCCACCAGGTAGATTAATTATTTCACCCGGTTTAGGAGGGATTCCGTCCCAATCTGGTGAATCATCTAGTATTCCCTCGGCAGTGTCCTTAGCTACTAATTTTTCATTTTCAAATATTTTATAAATCGTTTTACTCATTCATAATCCATCCCCATTCTGCATAATACCTAATTATTACACAAAATAGGACAATGTTCCTGCTTAATTACTCTTTTTCTCGATCTTCCGGATGGAATATCATGTGTTTGGCAATGTCCGTCATTCCAACTATGTGGGCAATGCTCATTTCATTATGTGCGATGCGATAACAATCATCTTCGTGTTCTGATACGATCAGCACGTTATTGATCTTACCTTCTTTGGCTAGTTTCATAAAATCTTCTGCTATCTTGACGATTTCATCTTTTGCCAACATGATCACACCTTTATACATAATAAAAGAGAACCAGGAGCATCACATCCGGTCCTCTTTTTTCATCTCTTAAATTATGCGCCCTCTTCGGACGCTTCGACCGGGCTATCCCCGATCCCTATATTGCATACTACCATCATAACAGGATAATCTTTCCTCTTTCTGCCAACCTTATGCCATGTCTCTGCCAAATGTCTGCCATTATTCTTCGTATACCTCGATTCTTAGTGCGAATGCTAGGCAAATCAATGCTTTTTCCTGCTTGCGATAATAGTTTCGCTCTGAATAATTCATTTTGAGACTGACCTGCAGGTTGGAATCAGCTTCGTTCAAAAATCGTTCATGTATTAATCGCTGATGTTCTACCTTCAGCCGCTGAATCGCTGCATTAACACGCTCAATGTACTTCTCCCGATATACCTGACTATCAACATTATAGACTGCACAATCCTCTGTGTCGCTGTGAAATTCGTTTGTATTGCTTCCCGGTGTCAGGCAATAGGCAGGTGTTATTTTTGGATCTCTGAAATTTGGAACGCTTAACCGGTAGTATTGATATTTCTCTAATGCTTCTTTTGCGGATTCAACCGTTTTATCTGTATCTATATCTTTGAGTAGGCTTTGCATATCGGTTATCCCTCCTAATGTGGTAAAATTAGGTATCAGCTACGGTCGGAGGGATCCGATCTTTTTTTATTGATTCATTTCGTTAAAATATTTTCGCCCTTTTTCGGCTTCTTCTTCGTAATTTCTGCTCAATTCATATCCACCAATTGCGTCTCTTGCGATATCAGTGATACAATCACATTCATCATCAATTGCCATTCCCAAAATAGCGGCTAATGACTTATTTTTTCTTTTAATCACATCGTGCAAACTGTCGATTTTTTCTCGATATACTTTTAATTGTTTATTCAGTAAATCATTATCAGCTCTCAATAATTGGCATTTTGTTGACTTCATACTTATCTCTCCTTCGCTATAGTGTCAAAACGTCAAAAGCCTTATGCATCAAGCCGCCGGCAGTCGTCCATTGACAACATGTGGTATAATGATTAATTTCATAGTAGTGTCGAACTGCTAAGTCTTATTCTTCGCCACATTGGCGTTTCAATCGTTCTATTTCTCTAATAAGACGCGGTACTAAATATGATCCAGCGTATTCTTTTTTTAATTCTTCTAACTCTTCTTTGGTCATTGCTTATCTCTCCTTTTTATTGCTATTTTGCTGTCTCCTGTGAATCAACATATTAACTGCAACTGTCCATCTTTTTGAACCTTTAAATCAGTCGCATAATCACCGGTTATTAATAATTCAAAAATAGCTTCAAGAACTTGCACAACCATGCTGTTTCCGGCTTGATGATAGAGCACTCCATTCAGTTTTCCCTTGACTCCAGGATGTTCTTTAAGAGCCGCTTCAAAGTCTTGATCATCAAATCCCATTAATCTCCAACACTCTCGCTCTGTTAAATAACGGAATTGACCGTCTTTTAATCTAATCACGCCACTGTTTGGGCAACGCATTTGTTTCGTGGTAATTGTATAAACAAAGTCTTTTACTTCTTCCAACATCCTTCCACCATAATTACCTGGAAGAATCGGCTGTCCCGGCAGTTTACAAATCATGCTTGGTTGAGTGACAATATACCTTTCGTCTACATCCTTTTCCAAAAATTCTTCAATCGGACGCATCGGCTTCTTTATCATCTTGCTAAAATCAAAGTGGTCGCCACTCAGCAATGAAACCGTGAACAGCCTTTCCCTTGCTTGAGGAATGCCAAAATCACGCGCATCTAAAACTTGGTATGAGTTTGCATAACCCATGTTTTCCATATCATTCAGGTAATGGTTAAACGCCGAAACCATCTTTTTGGACAGAACATTTTTCACGTTTTCCCAAATGACTACTTTCGGTTTCCAAACACCGAGGTTTTCAATTATTTTAATTGTCTCGAACATCAACGAGCTTCTTGTCCCATCTTCAACGTTTCCACCATACTGTTTACCACCGATAGAAAAATCTTGGCAAGGAGATCCATGGACTAATATGTCTGGCTGTAAAGTGTAACCAACAACCGATTCCGGCTTATATCGATTATCAAACATGGCATTATAAGTCCTGACTGCCTTTTCATTCCATTCGACATAATCTATGGATTTATATTCTGTTCCAAGATTAACGAGCGCTTTTCTCGGTGCTCCAATTCCACCAAACAACTCAAGCATTTTTATCAATGAATATGACCTCCTTCCAATGTCGCTTTAGCTGTCAGTGTCGAATTGCGAATCAATTTTCTTTTTTATACCAAGTAAATTCGTCCCCTATCTCATTCCAGACCCAATCTTTATACGCTTCGGTTATTTCTTCTTCCGTTGCGTTATCATCAAATTCAAATTCTTCTTCGAAACAGTCATCATCCCGGTAGCCGGTACGATGTCGAAATACAATGGTTTTCAATAGGTTCACCTTCTCCTTCGTTTTAGCTGTCAACTGCGCCACTCATATCCACTTTCACTTGCTATCAGCACCCCATGCCGCTTACTGTACGGCACCAGTTGGCGCGCTGTCTGCTTGTTTATGCCATCCTCGAATACTGTGATCACCATCAATAACTCGCTGTCTGTCGTCCTGCTGAGGTGTTCGATTACTCGTCTACTCATGGGATCACCTCAAGGTTCTGGATAAAGAATGATGTTTTTTCCGTCCTCACCGATAATTCCAACACTTGTGCATAGCCTAATAGAACTTTCATACATTGTTACTTCAGCGTCATCAGAGAAATCTTCCAACTTGTCAATCAGTTCAGCTTTTGTCATTTACCCACTGCCTTTCTACGTTCCCTGCGTAGCTTCTTGAGTGCTTCGAGTTCGATCCATCCTGTTCTCTTGGTATAAGTAACCACTCTCAGTGGTATCTGTGGATAGGATGCATAAAACAGCTTCTTCCGTACGAGATAATCACGCGTCTCTTTTCCTTTTACCTCGATAGCTTCCTGTCGTCCGTCTTGGTAGGTTACTAGGAAATCAGGTGTATAAACTACCTTCTTATATTTCATGACCCATTCGGTCTCTCCGGAGCTTAGAATGTCATAATGTGGTTGGCGTTCAACCTTGTCAATCGTTCCGGATTTCAACTGCTTGTCCAATTCTGCGGCGTATGCTGCTTCCATTTTGGAGTCATACCGGACGTTCTTGTACATGGTCTTTCTTGCTCCGTATTTATTCCGCTTTCTGCGCCCGCTCCTGAAGTTTTTGTACTGTTCTAGTGTCATTGTCTCCATTAGCCATTAACTCCCGTACTGCCAAATCCTGCGGCTCCACGTTCGCTATCTCCTAATTCGTCTACTTCTTCAAAATCAGCATGGATGACCGGAGAAATAACAGCTTGGGCGATGCGATCGCCTTTATGAATAATGAATGATCCTATCTCTGCTTCATAAACGCCTATAGATTCAAACGCCCCATCGATCTTAAACAGCCGATTATGCGTATATTCTGATTTTGGCAGCGTATTTTCGACAATAATCATTATATTTCCATGATAGCCAGCATCTATTGTCCCGAGATGTACCCTCAGCGGCGTTCTACTTGTGATTCCCGATCTTGGTCTTACCTGCACTTCATATCCCTTTGGTATTGAAAAGGCAAGTCCAGTACCTATCGTCTCAGTTGCTCCTGGTCGAACGATAATGTCCATTTCTGAACAAAGATCAAACCCAGCATCTGTTTCGTGTTTATATGTTGGTATTACCGCATCTTTTGATAGTTTCTTAACTTTGACTACTAGATTCATTGATTCCCCACCCTTTCACGTTTCACATCTTCAAATAGCTTGAGCACACCATTTTCAAAACGTTTCAACTGTTCGTTTTCTTCTCTCAGCCGATCAACTTCGGAGATAAGCCAATCTATATCATCGCTATCAATTGACGCATAAACAGTGTCTTTTATTTCTTCCAACTGATCAGGCATCCTTATCACCTAGCCAATCCTTGACTTCTACATGTTTAGGATCTTTGGATATTTCATCAACAGCCAATCTCATGCCAAGAGCAACTCCATTGTTATATCCATGCGACTTTTTTTCACGATTGGAAAGCACTCGTTTGTATAGTTGATTTAATTCTTTCTGTGCTTCACTCATCTTTATCACTATCCTTGAGCCAATCCGCAACGTCTGGATGCTCTTTGGCGATAATTTCAAGTGCCTTTTTAACACCTTTCTTAATCCCGATTGCTCGAATTCGTACATCATCTCCCGACGGATATTTAGCCTCTTCCTGCCGATCAGTAAGATACATTTCTAGTTCTTCCCTTGGACTCAACGGATTGACGATCTTCTTGCCACTGAAAACAGCGTAGA